TTCACTTGTGGGCGGAGATATGGATGATATTCAATCTTCATTTGAAACTGCAATTGGTGAAAAATTACAACGAGCTTTAGAGGTTCGTAAGGTAGGTCTTACAGCTGATGTCTTTAATGAGCATGCGGTTAACGAATCCACCGATCTAACAGAAGCAAAACTCGAAGAGCCAAAATCTAAAGGTGATTTAGCCGATCTGCTTAAAAAGGCAAAGCAAATTCGTGGAGTATCAGATGACGAATATATGTCATGGTATGGTAACTTAGATATGAAAATGTTTGATGTTTGGGATAAGATGGTAAAGAAAGACTCAAACTATAAAAAAGCATACAAGCTTGGTTATGATGGTGGATCTGATAAAAACCCTCATAAGTCTGGAACTCTTGCTGCGGCAATTTGGGATGATCAATATGCAACTGGCGCATTCGACGCATAAAATTTATGAAATTAATTACAGAGCATATTGAGTCGGTACAATATATTACCGAAGCAAACGATAAAGGTGAAAAAAATGTTTTCATCGAAGGCGTTTTTATGCAAGCGGAGCAAGAAAACCGCAATAAAAGAATTTATCCTAAAAACGTATTGGCTGAAGCAACTGCTAAATACGTTAAGGAACAAGTTAAAAGTGGTCGGGCTGTTGGTGAATTGAATCATCCAGAAGGTCCACAAATTAATCTTGATAAAGTTTCACACCGTATTACTGACCTTAAATGGGAAGGTAATGATGTTGTTGGAAAAGCGCTAATCCTTGACACACCGATGGGTAAAATTGTGAAAGGTCTCGTTGAAGGTGGAGTTAAGCTTGGCGTTTCAAGTCGTGGTATGGGTACTGTTGAGAGAAGGGAAAATAAAACGTATGTAAAGGATGATTTCATTCTAAATACGATTGATATTGTTCAAGATCCCTCTGCACCGTCTGCCTTCGTTGAAGGTATTATGGAAGGTGTAGAATGGGTTTGGGATAATGGCCTTCTAAAGCCTCAACAAATTGAAGAATATGAGACAGAGATCAGAAAAGTATCTTCAAGTCGTCTCTCTGAGGCACAAGAAAATATTTGGCAGGATTTCCTCTCCAAACTCTAATCTATAAAGAAAGTAAATATATGTCAGAAGATATTATTGAAGACATCACTGAAGAAGCTTTGCTTGAGGATCAGGAGCTTGTGCAGGATACTGCCGAAGAAGTGACTGAAGCACAAAGCTATTCTGATGCAATTAGAAGCGTTCTTTTAGGAGAATATAAAGCGTCCAAGAAAGAAGAATCCGATGATGAAGAGGAGGAAGAAGACGAAGACGAAGAAGAGGAAATGGAAGAAGGTTATAAAAAGAAAACTGAATCTGAAGATGAAGACGAAGAGTCTGAAGATGAAGAGGAAGAAGAAATGGAAGAAGGCTACATGAAAGCTTCTAAGTCCAAGAAAGAAGAATCCGATGATGAAGAGGAGGAAGAAGACGAAGACGAAGAAGAAATGGAAGAAGCTAAACAACCTACCGCAACCGGCGATGCCGAAGATGCAGTTGTTGTTAAAGATGGAGAAGCTGAAGCTGATGCTACTGCTTCTGAAATCAAGAAAACATCTAAATCCGGTGGTAAACAACCTGCGGCTGCAGGTGATGCTAAAAAGGTAAAACAGCCAACTGAAGTAGATTCTGTTAAATCTGTTGACGCAGCTGCTAAAGTAAAAGTAGCAGAAGATCTTGATCTTCTCATTTCTGCTGAAGCAAATTTAACCGAAGATTTCAAATCAAAAGCATCGGTATTGTTCGAAGCTGCTGTATCTCAAAAGATTGTTTCTGAGAAACAGCGCCTAGAAGAAGAATATCAAGAAAACCTCGTTGAAGAAGTTACTGAAATTAGAGAAGGACTTATTGCTAAGATCGATGATTATCTTAATTATGTCGTTGAGTCTTGGGTTGAGGAAAATCAAGTTGCAGTAGATTCAAAACTTCGTACTGAAATCGCTGAAAACTTTATGGGTTCGCTTAAGAATCTATTCGTTGAAAGCTATATTGAAGTACCTGATGCAAAGGTTGATTTGTTTGATAATCTTGAAAAAGAAACTTCTCAAGTTAAAGAAAGCCTAGAAAAAGCAACTGCTGAAGTAACCGAACTTTCTGAAAAGGTCGAAGAACTTACTCGTGAAAAAATTATTTCTGAGCAAACTAAAGACCTTGCTGCTACACAAGTAGAAAAAATGAAATCTCTTACTGAAGAAGTTGAATTTGTATCTGAAGAGGCATTTGCTGAAAAAGTTGCAACAATCAAATCTTCTGTTTTCTCATCTTCAAAATCGAAAGAAATCATTGAAGATACAGAATCTGAAACTGAAATTATCGTAGAGGGTATGGCCGATGTTAATGAACATTTGTCGAATGATATGAAAAAATATCTTTCTGCTCTCACAAGAATTAAAGAAAATGAACCTAACGGTAAATAATTTACCACACTTACAACAATATAAAATAGAAAGAAATTAAAAAATGTTTAACGCAGAACAAGACATTAAAAAGTGGGCACCAGTGCTCGAGCACGCTGATGCGCCTGCTATTCAAGATAACTACCGCAAGGCTGTAACAGCTAAGCTTCTCGAAAATACTGAAAATGCTCTTAAGCAAGAAACTGCTCAGTATGGTTCTCTTAACGAAAATAACCAAACAACTGGTGCTGTAAGCAATTTCGATCCAGTTCTTATCTCACTTGTACGTCGTGCAATGCCGAATCTTATCGCTTATGATATTGCTGGTGTTCAGCCAATGTCTGGACCAACTGGTCTTATCTTCGCGATGAAGAGTCGTTACAATGATCTCGCAGCTTCTCCAAGCCAGACTACAATCACTACTCTTGATCCAGAAGCATTCAGACCTGATAATGGTGCTGGTGATACAGGCGAGCCTGATACAGCATTCTCCGGCACATCTGGTTCTTTGGCTGGTGTTGCCGGTGAAGGTATGTCAAAGGGGGCTGGCGAAACACTTACCGGAGACGCTTTCGGTGACATGGGTTTCACTATCGAGAAGGCTGCTGTTGAAGCTAAGACTCGTGCGCTTAAAGCTGAATACACAATGGAGCTTGCTCAAGATCTTAAGGCTATCCACAATTTGGATGCTGAATCTGAGCTTGCTAACATTCTTTCGACCGAAATCCTTGCTGAAATCAATCGCGAAGTTATTCAAACTATCAATGCGGTTGCAAAGCCTGGTTTCCAGAACGATGCAGTATCTCCTGTTAATAATGTTTTCGACCTTGCTACCGATGCCGATGGCCGTTGGGCAGTTGAAAAGTTCAAGAGCCTTATGTTCCAAATCGAGATCGAAGCGAATCAAATCGCTAAGGAAACTCGCCGCGGTAAAGGTAACTTCATCGTTTGCTCGAGCAATGTAGCTTCTGCTCTTGCTGCAGCCGGTGTTCTAGATTACTCCCCAGCTCTTGCTACTAACCTTAATGTCGATGATACTGGTAATACCTTTGCAGGTGTTCTCAATGGTCGTACTAAGGTTTATATCGACCCATACGCTGGTTCTGATTACGTAACTGTTGGATATCGTGGAACTAACCCATACGATGCTGGTATGTTCTACTGCCCATACGTACCACTCACTATGGTTCGTGCAGTTGATGAAAGCACATTCCAACCGAAGATGGCATTCAAGACTCGCTATGGTATGCAACAAAACCCATTTGTTGGTACTGCAACTGGTGTTGGTGTCGTTAACGAAAATCCTTACTTCCGTACCTTCGGCGTTACTAATATTAACGTCGCTGGCTAATTAAGTAAGTCATAACAATTCACTTAAGTGGAGGTCTTTCGGGGCCTCCACTTTTTTTGTATAAATATAAACATGACACAGTTAACAGACAACTTTAATATGCTCTCTCCGACTGGTTTTAGAGTAACTATTGAATCACCTAAGTTTTCGAATCTCGAATACTTTATTACAACAATCAATCTTCCTACAATCAATTTACCCGAGGTTTCATCTGGTTTTAAGAATTATCAAGGATTTGTTGCGGGAGATACTGTTACATATGATCCGCTTGACGTAACGTTTTTGATTGATGAAGATATGAAAAATTATACCGAGGTGTATAATTGGATAAAGTCAAATGCGAATGAGTCGATTCCACAGAAACATGATATTATTTTATCAATTATGAGTAGTCATAATAATCTTAATAAACAAATTAAGTTTACGAATGCGCTACCAACTTCTTTAGCGGGTGTTGAATTTACAACACAGGCCACTGATATTGAATATTTGCAAAGCACTATAAGCTTTAGGTATGATTACTTCGAAATAATTAAATAAATCTACATTATAAATAATTTTATATTATGATACTTGATGACATATTGAAGATGTGGGGTGAGGACGTGAAAATTGACGATCTCAACCTCGATGAAGAAACAGTTAAATCCGCGAAGCTGCACTCAAAATATCTTGAGCTGTTTTCTTTAGCTAAATTACAGTTAAAGAAAAATGAGATGGAACTCGATAAGATGCGAAAGGATAAGTGGCTTTACTATAATGGTAAAATGACAAAAGAGCAGATTGATGAAAGATCTTGGAAATATGATCCATTTGATGGAATGACAAAGCCATTAAAATCTGATATGGATATGTACTATAAAACCGATGAAGACATTATACGTATTACTGGAAAGATCGAATATCAAAAAACAATAGTTGAAACACTTGAAGAAATTATGAACAATCTTCGGTGGAGACATGGTCATATTAAGAATATTTTAGAGTTTAAGAAGTTTACATCTGGAGTCTAATGATTCGTATACGAAAGAAAAACGAAGCTCAATTAGTGGTTGAATCAGAAGATTCAGGCATCTTACGTGAAATGAGCGAGTATTTTACCTTCTTTGTAGATGGGTATAAATTTATTCCTGCGTATCGTAATAAACTTTGGGATGGAAAAATCCGACTTTATGATATGAGGACTAAACAAATTTCATTCGGTCTATTGGGTAAGATTGCTGAATTTGCTAAAGCTCGAGGTTACGAACTTAATATTGATTCTGATATAAAACCTACTTTATCTGCTACTGATGAAGAGCTTGACCAATTTGTTGCTAATCTTCCACTCTCTTCAAGAGGTGATATAATTCATGCTCGTGATTATCAGATCGATGCATTTAAAAAGGCGGCTAAATCGCAAAGAGCAATACTTTTATCACCTACTGGATCGGGTAAATCTCTCATTATCTATATGTTATCTCGTTATTTTCTATCAAAGGATATGGATAGAAAGGTATTAATTGTTGTTCCTACTACATCTCTTGTTGAACAGATGACAAAGGATTTTGATGACTATTCAATGAATGACTCTGAGTTTGATATAGAAGAAGATGTGCATAAGATATACTCTGGAAAAGAGAAATATAATATCGATGCGAGTATTATTATTACAACATGGCAGAGTGCTATTAAACTTCCGCTTGATTGGTTCATATCATATGGTATGATTGTTGGTGATGAAGCTCATACCTTTAAGGCAAAGAGTTTAACTACTATTATGAATCGTTTGAGTAAAGCGTATTTTAGAATTGGCACAACTGGAACCCTTGATGGTGGTAAGGTAAATGAATTGGTTTTAGAAGGTAGCTTTGGTCCTACATATAAAGTAACATCAACGAAAGAACTAATCGATTCTGAAACTCTTGCTGATTTAACTATTGAATCTTTAGTTCTTAAATATCCTGATGAGATTAAGAAGCTAATGGCTAAAGCAAAATATCAGGATGAGATTAACTTTATAGTATCATACGAGAATCGTAATAAGTTTATAACGAACCTTGCTTTAGACCAGAGCGGAAATACTCTTGTTCTCTATAATCTTGTAAACAAACACGGGAAAGTCTTATATAAGATGATTAAAGATAGAGCAAAAGATCGAAGTGTGTTTTTCGTATCAGGAGAAGTGAATGCAGAAGAACGAGAGCGTATACGTGAATTGACTGAAAAGGAAACAGGAGCTATCATTGTTGCATCGGTTGGTACGTTCTCAACAGGAATTAATGTGAAAAATCTTCATAATATTATATTTGCTGCTCCTACAAAATCTCAAATTAGAGTACTTCAGTCAATTGGTCGTGGATTAAGAAAATCAGATTCTGGTCAAGGAACTATAGTATATGATTTAGCAGATGATCTTTGTTGGAAAAAGCATAAAAACTATACGCATAATCATGCTATAAATAGAATTAAGATATACGCCAAAGAAGGTTTTAACTATAACATACACGAGGTACCTATGCAATGATGAACGAATTTTACGAAGAACTATACTCAGAGAATTTAATGACATATAGATTGACCGATGGAAGCTATATTGTAGCCGAAGAATTAGACATCGATGAAGAAACAGGTGCAATTTATGTAGCTTCTCCGCTTGAGTTAGTACGAAATAAAGACGTTCGATTGATACCTTGGATTTTAGTTGAAGCAGATGAGCCAATCGAGCTTAATGCACATAATATTATATCTCGATCTAATACTTCAACTGTTATTACGAAATACTATTTAAAGTATATGGCTTACGAGAAAATCATTAATGCTCTTAATAACATGAATATGGATCAAGATAATAATGATGCACTTGATAATCTAGATTCAACAGATGACTTCTTTGATAAGTTGAACAAACCGAGCGAATCTCGATGGAATTGGAAAGCGAACTGAGGTATTTGATGGTTGATTAAACCAATTATAACACTTTGTGTGAAATGTGTAAACCAATAAATTAGCTATTTACATATTAAAATAAATTCGGTATAATATACATTATGAAAAAGAAGAGAGTAAGACGCGCAAAAGAGCACTATGTAAATAATAAAGAATTTTCCCAAGCAGTAGTTGAATACGTACGTAGTGTTAATGAAGCGAGGGCAAATAATGAAAAAGAACCAGTAATTACTGATTATATCGGTAAATGCTTTTTAAAGATCTGTGATGGTTTATCACATAAGCCAAACTTTATTGGCTATACTTATCGTGAAGAGATGGTAATGGATGCAGCTGAAAACTGCATTAAAGCTATTATGAATTATGATGTAGAAAAGGCAACACGAACAGGATTGCCAAATGCATTTGCATACTTCACACAGATATCATATTATGCTTTCCTTCGTCGAATCGCAAAGGAAAAGAAGCAGCAAGATATTAAAGAAAGATATATCGCATATGCAGGTGCTGATGCCTTTGCTGACTTTGATACTGAAATGCCAAATCCTGATTCGCATAATATCATTGATCGTATTCGTGATAAAAGTCAATCGATTAAAGATAAAGATAATACGATAAAAGAATTTAATAAAGAAACTAAAAAGAAAGCAAAGAATAAGTCACCGCGTGGCATTGAACTTTTCTTTTAGACCTATATTATGAGTAAAATCGCTGTCTTAAATGATACCCATTTTGGGGTAAAGAATGGATCGTCTATTTTTATGGACTATGCATCGAAGTTTTTCGATGATGTATTTTTTCCTTACTGTATTGAAAATAACATTAAGCAGATTCTGCATCTTGGT